CGTGACGTTGCCTTTGCTATCTCCAAACTGGAGTCGGCCAAGGGCCTCGGTGCACCAGACAAGCCAGCCTTCGCGCTGTTCTTAGCTGATGCTGCTACCAAGACTCCAGGCTATGCTGGCCCTATCCTCCCTGCTACTCAGGCTGTCGTGGCCGATGGTGCTACCGTACCAGTCAAGAACTCGGCTGGCACCGCTGTACCGGGTACTGCTGTCGCTACTGTGGCCGCTAACGTCGTCACCGCAGTCAAGCTCCCGGCCACTGTTGCCACTGTCGTCTCCGGCATCTCGTCCGTAGCGGCTACCGGCACTGGCACCAAGGTCACTTTCACAGTGGCTAACGGTGTCATCACTGGCATCGCGCTTAGTGCGTAATAAGGCCCTCACTGGTAGCGCTCTTGCTGCTGCTATCAGTGGGCTCTTTGCTCTAGAGGGTGTGGAATACTTCGCCTATAAGGACATCGCTGGTGTGCCTACGCTCTGCGCGGGCACTACCCTCGGCGTCAAGATGGGTGACAAGGCCACTCCGCAGCAGTGTTGGGACATGACAGTCCGCGACTTTAAGAAACACGAGCTAGCTGTACTGGACTCTATCCACGTACCGCTCAACGTTAACCAACAGACAGCACTCACGTTCTTCTGTTACAACATAGGCACCTACGGCTGTAAGGACTCTACTGCTTTCAAGCTGATCAACGCTGGAGACTACAAGGCTGGCTGTCAAGCTATGGCCCTGTGGAACAAAGTGACGCTCAATGGCAAGAAGGTAGTGTCTAAGGGACTGAACAACCGGCGTGCTGCTGAGGTACAACTATGCTTAAAGCCCTGATCGCCATGGGCCTCGCTCTCGTTCTGGCCGTCTCTGCTGCGTTCTGGCAGGCGGACAGGGCCGGGGAGTACAAGGCCAAGGCCCAAGAGGCTACCGACGCCCTGACGAGCTTACAGGAGCGTCAGAAGCGAATCCAATCCCAACTCACCAAGGTGCAATCCAACTATGCGACCTCTCAACTTCGGCTGGATCAAGCCCTGCGTGGCCGTCCCGCTGTTGCTACTCCTCCTGATGTGTACCGCGTCCTGTGCGAGCGCTCCCGCTGCGTCCCTGTGGACCCCGTGCGTACACCCGGAGATTGACCCATCGACCGACCAAGGCGTCTACAGGGCGCTCCTGAGCTATCAGCAAGAGGTTGATCGGTGTAACGCGGCGAATACTGAGTGAGACCCTGAGCCAAGTCCTGAGCAGATGCTGAGGATTTGCCTGAGTGCCTGACCTAAAAAATAATAGCTTGTGCGAGGAGGCCCCTCGGACTGATAATGAGCGAATCCCCCCTGCGGCCCGGTGGCTGAGCCGCCTGTAGGGAGGGTGGGTGACCAATCCAAGAGGGTCTCGGGTATTCCTTGATGAGAGGCGCTATGGTCGCATGATTCACGAGGACAATGCAAGCGAATTCCCACACAATATGAGCATTAGCTGAGAGGCCCTGAGAGCGCGTGAGAGCGACGGCGAGGGATTCCCTAGGCCAACGGGTGGGCAAGGCAGCGAGACAGCGTGAGGATAGGCGAGAGGAGACGACAACGGATAGGACAGAACAATAACGGGAGCAAAGGCGGGCGGCATCTGTCTTATGTCCGGCTTGTTTAGGGTTGGGATTAATTGGGCACCTTATCTATAGAAACCATTTAATGCGGGTTGTAGGGCATTCCTCAATCTGTCTGTGGGAAGTAGAGAGAGATAGATCCCGGATAGATAGAGAGGATAGAGAGGAGGATAGAGAGGCGAGAGTAGATAGAGAGAGGATAGAGAGTAGGACCATAGGAGATAGAGAGAGGAGACCAGCTATATAGAAGGAGAGGATAGGTATAGACAGATAGTAAATAGATAGAGATAGAGGTTGACAGTAGAGAGAATGAGAGTAGAGTAGGCCACCTACAGAGCGACACCATAGCGACACGGTGAAGTGAGTAGGCAGTAGGTAACAAGGTTGTTGACAGCTACTGAGTAACAAGGCAAGATGACCACCAGTTCAACGCTACAGACTGACTAGCTAGCTCGACACACAGAGTAAGCTACCGGAAACTAGCTAAGCTAAGTAGCTACCTTGTAAGACCGTCAGGCATAGGTAGCGAACAAAGCAGGTTGACAAGGTAACACGAACAACGTAACATCCGCAGCACAGCAACACGATACACCGCTCCCGAATCTACATAGTAGGGCGCACAGTGGTCATAGCTTAGATGCTCCCAGTAATCGGGCGGGTTGACAAGCAAACGCTACTGAGTTAAGATGTGCAGCAGGTGAAGGGGTTGGGATAGGACTCAACGTCACCTACTAGATTCACCGCTCTTTAGTTGTACAAGGCTTGGCCTACCGACACTGGTAGCGTAAAGCCTAGGTAAGATCAGGAAGCTCACACTATCGCTGGACGGGGTACTGTAGGGTGGAGGACACTAGGTAGCTTAAGGGACAACAGGTAACTGCAACGCTGGATACTGCAACAGACCAGTCATTGGTACATGAATAGTACTACGCTCTCAGCCCGCAGCCATATGCTGTAAGACGGGAAAGCGTGAGGGAAGGCGAGAGTCAACCCAAGGCAAGACGAACGACTGACGTGTGTACCCTGACGATATGGGCAACGATAGGATTGGACCTATCAACGTGGCTAGGCGGACAGACGCTAGCAGGGACACACTTCGGTGGTCCCTAATGCACACTACACTGATGGCACTCTTGATTGAGGTACGAGTGGAAGGATAGGCCAACTGGCTCCGAGTGTGTATTAGAAACTACCGAGGGTAACATCATGGCACTGCACAACGTAATCCGCCGTACCTTCACGCCGGGTAAGCAAGCTATCAAGGACTTGTGGAAATACGCTGACAAGTTCCTCCGCTCCACTGATGCACGGACTAAACGTCTTGGCCTACAATGCAAGACACAGGCGCTGATCTTCACCGACCGGGCGGGCACTCCGCAGTACCTCACCCACTCACGACCTGAATATGGGCGCCGCTGAAAATGACACCACTCGAACGTAAAGCACTGCGTAAGGTACGGTCCAAGGTCCGCAAGCACTCGGTTACTGTCGAGGGAGTCATCAGGCACAGTGCAGCATCACCAATTGCAGTTGCTCACCGTCCACTGGACATTGACCATCTGTATCGTCAGGCCGTCAAGGATATGAGCATTCGTATCAAGCTCACTGACATGTGGCACAAGGGCAACACTCAAGCGGGTAAGCGTCGTCGTCAGCTTAACGACTGGGAACTGGCGACTGAGCCACAAGGCCCGGTAGACGCATGGCAAGAAACGAGTAAGCACCTACCGAAGAACGGCGGACGCCGGGCGGTCGGTAAGTGTGACGTACAATTGGTTGCAAACAAAGCACAACTCAAGGCGCACGGCGCCAACTTCACTAAGGAATCACGCAAATGACTACCAACAAAACCGAAATCCCTACCCTGATCGTCGGCACTGATGCACTGCGTAAAGAGTTCACCCTGATCGCCGCTGCCGGTAAGAAACTGGACACCCGTATCCAAGTGGCTGGCCTGTCGGTCATGGCACACATCGACACTCACGGCGACGTGACCGTAGCCACCTCGCTGGTCAACGAATTGTTCGGCGCACTGTCGAAGGGCCACCGCAAGGCAGCCATGGTGGAATGGCTGGTCAAGTACGGCAAAGTCAAGCTCAACGTGGACGAGGCTACCAAGAAGGTACAGCCCTTCCTGTATGACAAGGCCGCTACCACCAACCTGCAAGGTGCATGTGACGAGCCGTGGTTCGACTGCAAGCCTGAGAAACTGGACGAAGACTTCGACTTCACGAAACTGCTGAATGCACTGATCGCCAAGGCCGCGAAGAAGGACCCGTCCAAGGTGCATGGCCTTGAGCTGCTGGCACAGGTCAAGCAACTGGCTGAGGCACAGCCTGCTGCGCCCGCAGTGAAGCTGGCTGCGTAATGGCCGGGCCGGTTAAGCTGTACAAGGGCAAGGTTAATAAGGTGGGCAGTGTCACTGTCCGCTGGGATGCCGAGTATCAGGAATGGATTGTCCGCACTGCCCTAGGCTCTACCTACCACACGTCTGACGTAGATGATGCGTATGGCACTGCGGTAATGATGGATAAGGGATAGCGTTTGTCATGTACACTAGGCATTCCGCCTATTAGAACCTAGTGTACATGGCAGCTCTCTATCATAACGTACTAGAGGAATACCACATGTCAGCAGCACTGAAACAATTAATGCTTGATCTTATCACTGGCACTAACGGTGTCCGGTCTCAGGTACTGCTTAGACACCGCAGGCCAGAACGTGGGACTAAGGATGGCGGCGTGTGCCTATCCGTAGAGACGCATTGCCGAGAGGCCCGCGACCTGTTCCAAGAGGCGATTCGTGAGTGGCCTGCGGGTATTTCGGCGGGCTACCCTGTGAGGGCGCCTGCGTCTTTCGTGCATACCAATGACGACGCACTGTCTCGGGCTATCTGGGCCTATGACGCCCTCCCACATTGGGAAGGTGAGTACGGCGAGAGCCGTAAAGAAATGTGCCGGTGGGTCATCACTTGGCTTGATCAACGGGGCGAGCAGGTGCACGCCAAGCCGGTGCTGTGATGAGACTTTTCGTGCAATGTGTGCTGCGCACTCCGACTCGCCGTTGGCTGCGCACTGTATGGGATACAGCTACCGTGCACCTCACAAGGGAACAGGCACGGGCAGAGATTGCCAAAGGTAATCAGGTGGAGGTGCGTAGCAGCTACCATACGGTGCAGCTAGTTAAAGTAGCGCATCCGAAGGTGCGTGTGCCCAGTGAGTGGGCGAGCGGAGTACCGTATACTGCTATCCGCTTCGACGACCGACAGCCACCGCAACCCACCGTGTGGCCGTAGGCCCTCCACTCTCGGCCCAATTATGGACGCCGCAATTTCTCATGCACTTTGAACTGGAGCTATAGACATGAAACAAGCCACACGCAACTTCCTGAGCATCACCGCCGCACTCACCGCAATCGTCGTCCTGAGCACCCTGCAAGGCTGCACGTTCAACGTGACCGTGAACAACGGGTCAACCTTCGCTGACGGCTCGTTCAACGCTGATACGACCTCTCAGACGGCCAATCAGTACAATGAGGAGGCGGACATTATCCCAATCCTCGCGGAGCTGTATGAATGAGCAAGCACCGTGCCATCGCCCAGCAAAAGATGAAGCAAGCAAGAGAGCTGGCAGCCCAGTGTCTGTATCTGATGCGCCGGGCACCTGCTGAGTTCCATGCAATGCACCAAGTTGACTATCAGCGGGCACGTAATCGCTTCGCCGCCTATTGGCTGGCGTCTGATACCTGCCCACCTCGGACCTTCTTCCTCAAGGGATAACCAATGCCTGCAATTAAATGCGTCAAGATTCACCTCCTACCCACCGCCCGTGACCGTGCCGCCCGCGCGCTGTTCCCTAACGGCGGTAAGGACTACCGTGACTTCACTGGTCCGGACTTCCAAGACGTGGCGGAGGCTATGCCGTACCCGGAGTGCATCCGCGTTGTGCTCAAAGATGGCAGCGAATACCTCTACCCGCTGCATCAGGTAGCCCGAGTAAAGATTTATAAGCGTGAGGTGGTAGCATGAGCCGCACCATCAAGAAAGAATTGCAAGCGTACTACGCTAAGCAGGGGTTGACCGGCAAGCATCTGCGCAAGGCATTGCAATACGACATGAAGGCTGTGCGGCGCGAAGGCAGACGCCCTTACCGAGTAACATCCCTCTGCCATGCATTCGACTGGATCGCCACGCCGCAAGGGGTGGACTATTGGCACAACCGCTGGATGGGTAACGGCCAATAACATGCCGAACCACTACAGCAAAGCCGTTCGATGTTGACGGCACGTGGCCTCATGTGAGTGACCAGACGATTGAGTCAGTAGGCCACCGGGCAACACGGCCTACTCGCTGAATCCACTGGAGGAATACACCATGCCTCAAGTATTGGTGAAGGTAACACCGGATGCGTTCTACTACGCATTCAACCACAATGCCCGGCGTCGGGATCAGATCCGCGTAAGCCCGATCCTATCTGAGCAAGTAACACTGCGTTGTGCTCAAGAGTTCCATCGGCTCAACCCGGTGAAGAAGTTGGGCACGCCGCCTGATCGCAAGGCACACCAAGCAAAGATTGATCGCTTCCATGACAAGCACTGTCACATTCGACTGGCTACTGACATGGACGGCGGAAACAAACTCGGCGGGTTCGTGGTGCTTAGCGGCGAGCTGATCGGCCTGCATCACGTTGAGCGTGGGCACGGTGATTGGCTCATGCGTGAGGCGGTCAGCTTGGGTGCTAATCGGCTGGACTGCTATGACATCCCGCACCTGATCAACCTGTACGAACGGCACGGCTTCCGCGAGATACTGCGCGAGCCCAACACAACTAAAGGACAACCCGACGTTGTCTGGATGCGGAGAGACTGACATGAAGCGCAAGCAAGTAGAAATCAAAGCCGGTATGCGTGTGCGCGTTAAGCGTGACGACGATCACGGCATTATGTTCGGCGCTGTCTGTTCTGTACACGGCACAAACTGGGCCGGTGAATGGCAGGTATCTGGCCCCGCCATCCGCGAGGGCTGGGGCTGGGCGAGTAAGCGCGGCGACACTATCACTCAATCTGTATCGGCTGACCTGCTGATCCCTGTTAAGGCGTAACCATGCACTCTGTTCTAATGTACCTCGCGGCCCTCGTACTGTTCTACATGTGCGTAGTGCTGACCAATCTCGCCGGTCACTACGTCATGCAGTACGTGTGCCGTCGCATCGGTCTGGTTGCAGACTACAGCACTGGCGTCCGTACCCTGTTTGGCGTTAGTCTGCTGATCACAGGCATTGCCGCCATAGCACATGCCTTGGCACACTTCTTCCTCTACCTCTTGACCCTGTAAGGCACACCATGATCCGCACTAATCGAGGAGGCTTCGTCGCAATGGGCGGCGAGCTGTCCCTAACCAACGGAGTCTGCCGCGAAGTGCGGGCTATGATTCTGTCGCGTGAAGCACAAGACAAACAACGCCGCAAGGCATACCGTAAGCCACGCACCGTCCGCCCCGGTGCCAAGGGCGACACCTTCAAGGAGTACAGGCCATGAGCCGCATCTTTCAGGTGGTAACACCCACCAACCCACGCAAGCCGCGCTTCAAGCTGCAACGCCGTAATATGGGCGATGAATACGACAAAGAACTGTACGGTAACAAGCAGTGGATCAACATCCGTAACTCGCCGGGCGGCCCCAAGGGCTGGACACTGACGTTCGACGAGGCGACCCGCGAGTATTGGGACATCGCTATCCGCTACCCTAGAGAGACCTATCGCATCGTCGAGAAGCGTTAATGACCGCTGACGAATACGAGATGGTCGAAACATTCACCGCACTGCTAGCAGCTGCAATCAAACCCAAAGGAACTGCCATGAAATTCTCCAACCTGACTGCAAACCATCGCTCTATCCTCGCCGCTCTGGTTAACGCTGGGCCGCAAACTACTGACCGACTGGCTCGCGTCATCGGCACTACTAGTGCACAAGTGGCCGCCAGCTCACTGTGCCAACTGCGCACCATCGGCCTGATCTACAGCCGCGAGAAGGGTGTCGACACCTATGCTACGTGGGTGGCGAATGACATCGGCTTGGCCGTGTTCAACAACCGCCCGGCTGATGTACCTGCACCGGCTATCGAGCCGCAGTGCGCCAGCAATGATGTAGAGGCCGATTGGTTGCTCACTTGCTGTAGCTCTGCTGCGCTGCCGTACAGTTTCCGTGCCACCCGTACCCACGCTATGTGCAAGTTGCAGACCACTGCCACTAACAATCCGGGCGTTACCTATAACCTGTACCGCGTGATTGCTCAGGCAGCAATGCCGGTGCCGCAAGCGCAGATCACCCTGCTGTAACCGCTCCACTCACGGCCTAAATTAGGCGCCGCAATTCCCGAAGCAACCTCAATTCAGAACTAGGAGATTCACCATGGTAAAGTTGATCGTTAAACTGTTGGCTCTGGCTCACCTGCTGGCTCTGCGTGACGCCAAGCGACAGGCTGCGAAGCAGGTCAAGTACCGCGAAGCCAAGGCACAAGAAGCGCAAGACCTGCGCCTGAAACGCTTTGCTCTGGAGAAGCGCGCACAAGAGCTGCATGCACAGGCGTGTGATGCCAGTGCCCGTGCCGCACTGGGCTGCAACGACATCAACGAAGCTGAGCGCAAGAGCCGCACGCTGGCCCAGCAACTGAGCAGCTTCCATTGAGTATCGGCATCGGTACTCGGTTCACACCGACACTCACCACGCGCAGCAAAGACGTTACCGTGGGTAAAGAGTACGCCATCGTAGGCAGGGATCGTGATGGCGATCTGTACTTCATCGACGATGTAGGCGAGCGCAACTTCGCTATGTGTGATGACGGTAACCTGCGAACTGCACGTGACCGCCCTGCTGGCTACACACTGCTGAACTAAGCTAGTTCGTCATACGCATTGCTGAGGCAGTGCGTATGGCGGGCACCACTTATCCGCCCAACAACCCATTAGGAGTTTCACCATGTCCAAGATCGAATCCGCTATCGCCACCCTGAAAACCCGCATCGCTGCCGACACCATCAAGCTCGCTGAGCTGGAGAAACAACTGGGCTCCGCTGCCTTGCTCGACGCCGTAGCCGCTGGCTTTACCGTCAGCTTCAAAGTGGGCCGCGCCGAGACCCGCCGCGAGGTTAGCGGTCTGGTCACTGGCCGTGGTCTGGTCAAAGATGTGGACAGCGTGCGTGTGGAAGTTGGCGAAGGCTTCGACAAAGAGCTGTTCACTATCAAGGTCTCCGACCTGCTGAGTGTAGCTGCGCCGGTGAGCCAGCCAAGCGAAGCCGCTGTATTGCTGGGCACCGCTGCTGCTGGCGTATCCGAAGCGCCGGTTGATGAAGTCCTCGACGGTCTGGTGGGCTAATGAGCTACCGGGATAACGTGAACGAGGAGGTTCTACAGATCCTCCACCGCAATCGCCACATCGAGCAGACGCTTGATTGGTATCACTTGCCGAAGCAGGCCAAGCTGCGCAAGCTGATTAAGTTCAGCGACCTGCCTAATCAGGTGCTGGTAGCGCCGGGCCGCATCGGTCACTTCTTGCAACAGTGAGTATCCAGCCATGATGTACTTTGTGAGTGTACTTGTTAGTTTCTGTGCGGTAGCTATCAAAGGGTTTCAGCATAAGAACGTGGCGGGTATGCACTACCGCTTGACATTCTTCACATCGTACATCATGGCGGTGTTTGACGTTGCAGTGGTGGGCATCATAGTAAAAGGTGGCTGGTCTATTGCCCTCACGGCTGGGCTGGGTGCCAGTTGCGGTATGGTGTTTGCTATGTGGTTCCACGACAGAGTAATCAAATAGCGAGGTTATCCAGTGGAGATGCTTGACCCCTCAGAGTTCTTGGCGGAGGCGCAAGCGCTTGCGGTAGGTGAGAAACGCAAGCTCAGGCATCTCTGCGGAGACGCTTCACTCGTAGTATACAACAACGTTGACAGCTGGACGGCTTGGTGCTGGCGCTGTCACATGTCCGGCTTTGTGCCTAAGCCGCAGCCCACTATGCAAGAGCGGCTAGAGCGACAGGCTCAGCAGCAGAGGATTGACAATGCGATTCGATCAGTTAAGCAACCATACCCCGCTGTCTATGACATTGCTGCATGGCCGCCTGCTGCACGACTGTGGCTATACAAAGCTGGTCTCAATGCCGAGCTTATCAGGAAACTGGGGGCTTACTGGCATGTGGGATCGGCGCGGGTTGTCCTACCGATCACCGACCAGAACGGGCAGGTGGTCTTCTGGCAGGCCCGCAATGCAGAGTATCCCAAGGACGGTCGCCCCAAGTACATCAGCTCTAGCACTCCGAGAGATACTGTTCATGCAGCGTTTCGGGGTGACGGAGCAGGTACTCCGGGAGAGCACACACCAGTTGTGGTCGAAGACATCCTCTCTGCTTTTAAAATTGGAGCGGCGGGCGGCTTTGGATACGCCGTTATGGGAACGCAACTCGGTACTCATACCCTCGGGCTACTGGCAAGATCCTGCGGAGGCCGCTGCCTACTATGGTTCGATCCTGACGGCGCAGGCAGGGAAGCCCTTGGTAACATTGGGGGACAGCTTCGACTGCTCGGCATTCAGCCAGTACCCATAATCACAGACAAAGACCCCAAGGCGTACAGCTTGCGGGAGATACGGGAGACGATCAGTGTTCGATCACACGCTACTACAGATTATGAAGGAGCGCCGACGGTTCTTTCAACTGCGCTCAATGCTGAACGAGAAGTCGATCAGCCCACACACTAGCGCAGTGCTCGGAGCCTACGAGGGATTCTTCAAGGTCAATGAAGACTGCGAGACTCTGCCGTTCGGTGATGGCTTTGAGACTTGGTTCTTCTTGACCAAGGGCTCTAAGCTCAACGATGACGGCAAGGTTATTTGGGAGGCACTGTTCAAGCAGGCAGCCAAGGAGCCGAACGAGTACGCCAAGAGCACTATCATCAAGCAGATTTTGCAGGCCGACTTGGCTGTCAAGACCACTGAGGTGATGGATCGCTATCACCAGAACGAGGACATCGACCCAGCCTACGAGCTGAGCCAGCTGTACAATGCCTACACCATGAAGGTGGAAGGCTCAAGCAAGATGGCACAGTTCGTGGAGCTGGACGAGGACTTGTTCGCAGAGGATCAGCACAACGAGGGACTGATTCCACGGTGGCCTTGTCTCCAGATGTTCATGCGACCTTGGCGCGGTGGTGACTTCATCATCTTTGCGGCTCGCCCGGACAGTGGCAAGACCTCAGCCATTGCAGACAACATCACCTACATGGCGCCACAGGTTGCCGCGTCTAACGCCGCTCGCTTCATCGAGTGGGAGGCAGACACCGACCCGGACAAGGGCGAGGCACCTAAGCCGAAGTGCATACTCTGGTTGAACAACGAGGGACCGGGCAAGCGTATCCTCAAGCGTGTGGTGCAGGCGGCGTTCGGTCTGCCCATGTCCGAGATTATCGTTAAGCAGAAAGCTGGCACGGTATGGGATGAGTACGAGGTAATCGTTGGCGGCGACCGACACATCATCAAGGTCAAGGACATCCACCTCTGGACTGCATCGCAAGTCGAGGAGCTGATCAAGCTGGCGAACCCTGCGCTGGTAGTGTACGACATGATCGACAACGTGAGCTTCAACCACGGTGCAGGTAATGGCGGCACACGTACTGACCAGTTGCTGGAAGCAATGTATGCGTGGGGCCGGAACATGGCAGTAATCTATGATCACGTTGGGCTGGCTACCAGTCAGACTAGCGCGGATGCTGCCGAGAAGTCGTTCCCTCTGATGCACATGCTCAAGGATTCCAAGACGGGTAAGCAGGGTGCGTGTGATGCGATCATCATCATGGGCAACAAAGAGGAAGACCCGAACCAAGAAGCTACGCGCTGGATCGGTACGCCTAAAAACAAACTGAGCATTGAGGGCATGGGCAAGTCGCCGCGTGCGCCGATGATCTTCGACTACGCAATCTCTCGATTCATTGAAGGTGCCAAGCATGAACCAGATACCGAAGAATGAGTGTCACGAGTGTGAGCAGCGGCTAAAGGCCGGGCCACACTATGACCGACTGCGCGGCACTGGCCGTACACGACATGCCCTGACGCTGTGCCTCATTGCGGCGCAGGCGGGCATGCGGGTGTTGTACATCACGCACACTGACCAGTACGCCAAAGACCTGCGGCGCTTCTCTGCTGAGCTGCTAATTGAATCCGGCGTAGAGGTGAGTGAGGTAGTGACCATGGCTACGGCTAACCGCCTGTACTTCCAAGGCGGTGGCTGGCTGGACCTCCGTAGCTGGTCTGACGACCTGAGCTTTCGCGGACTCAAGGACACGCACCGCCCACAGATTACACGGGACGACCATCATGTCACGCACCTGCGACTCGACAAAGCCAAGCGCGAGCGAGAGTCCGCGGACCTTGCTACGATCAATCAGCTGTTGGCCGCCTATGGTCAGCGTGCCCAGCTTGTCATTCGTGAGGGCAAACACACCTACCAATTGCGAGGTCAGTGATGATGCAACTCAGCGGCTTTGTTACTCTCGATACTGAGACAACGATTAAGTCCGGGTTCAAACGCAAGGCCGATCCGTTCGACCCGCTGAACTGGGTAGTGTACCTCGGGCACAAGAAGAACGGCGACAAGCAGACAACCATGAAACGCTACGGCAGCAAGGCCGAGCAGATGGGTTGGCTGGGCAAGCTGATCATTGAGACCAAGCCAGCGTTCATCATTGGCATGAACCTCAAGTTCGACATCCTACACGGTATCGCTCAAGACCCATGGTCCTATGATGTGTACCGTCAGTGGATCGTGGACGGCGGGCAACTGTGGGACATCCAGCTGGCAGAGTATCTGATTGAAGGCATGCTGCCCGAGAGCCAGATGCTAAGCCTCGACGAGATTGCTATCCGCTACGGTGGCACGCTCAAGGAGGGCGGCGATGTAATGAAAGAGATGTGGGCGGCGGGCATCTGCACGTCTGACATCTCCGAAGACATCGTGTACCCGTACCTCGACGGCGACGTGGTGAACACTGAGAAGGCGTTCATCGGGCAGGCAGCTACGGCTCGCAAGTTCGGCCAGTCGCGCAGCATCCTGTTGAACATGGGTGCGCAGGTCTACATCATTGAGGCTGAGAAGAACGGTATCCATGCTGACAAGGCCCGTGGTCTGGTGCTGGCTGCTGAGCTGGAGCAGGAGATTAAAGGCTTGCAGGCTGAGCTGGATAAGTTCCTTCCCGAGTTCCCACCTGAGTTTGAGTGGAGCTGGACGAGTCGGCCTAAGTTGTCGGCTCTGATATTCGGTGGCTCAGTCAAGTACCAAAAGAGTGTGCATCAATGCGACGATATGGGCAACCTGCTGTACGCTCAAATGGATTCAGACCACTACGTCTTGACAGACGGCACAACAACATCCCATGCACCGGGGACAGAGGGTGCGCCGGATGTGATGCAGTACGTCGTCATTGGATCGGGGAAGCAGGCGGGCAGCTACAAGACCAAGAAGGTCAAGTCCAACAACCCCGACAAGCCGAAGACCAAGCTGACGGACTTCTTCTTTGAGTTCAAGGGTTACACAACCCCGAGCAAGAAGTGGGAAGGCAAGACGCCCGGCGTGTACTCGACTGCGGCTGACGTGATTGAGGAGCTGGGCACCCGAGACATTCCATTCCTCAAGGCGATGGATCGACTGGCGAAAGCGGTCAAGGACTTAGGCACCTACTTCATCACCGACTGTAACAAGTCGCCTGATGGCAAGAAGGGCATGCTGACTCTGGTGCGCGACAACGGCATCATACATCACCAGATCAACCAGACCTCGACAGTCACTGGTCGGTTCTCCGCGAGCAACCCGAACACGCAGAACTTACCGCGTGCCGGTGCGGGCAAGTCTGTCATCAAGACGGTACTGACCTCGCGCTTCAAGGGTGGCAAGATCATTCAGTCTGACTTCTCGTCGCTGGAGATTTACATCCAAGCAATCCTGACTGGTGACAAGCAGCTGATCGCTGACTTGGTAGCCAAGCTGGACATGCACTGTAAGCGAGTGGCTGCGAAGTTCGGTATCAGCTACGAGGAAGCGTTCGACCTATGCAAGATTCAGGAGCTGCCCGAGTGGGACGAGCGCCGGACTAAGGCCAAGGAGTTCTCATTCCAACGTGCGTTCGGTGCAGGTGCTGCGGCGATTGCTGCCAAGACTGGCATGAGTGAGGAGGAGGTCAAGGAATTGATCGCCAACGAACTGTTGCAGTACCCGGAGATTGAGCCGTTCTTTGCTGGGCTGACCAGCCGTATCGAGTCGAGCAAGAAGAACGTGCGCAAGGTCATTCCGCACCCGGACTTCCCGGCCAAGATGATCGAGCTGCGCACTGGCTATGACCGTACACCAGATGGCAAGCTGTATGCTTGGATCGAGCAGCCTGCACCGGAGTACGTTGTACGCCGAGGCGGCGGCTGGACCTCGTTCTCTCCACCGGAGATTAAGAACTATGAGGTACAGGGCGGCGGTGCTGAGTGGGCCAAGGCTGCAATGTGGATCGCTGTTAGGGAATACTACCGCCGGAAGAACTTCGGTGAGCTGGCATTCTTGATCGGCCAAGTGCACGACGCCTGCTACGGTGACTCGCATGAGTCGGTCTACGCCGAGGCAGCTGCGGTACTGCACTGCGCAATGGAAGCAGCCTCTCCATTCATGGAGGCTTACTTCAACTGGCCGCAGCCGGTCTATGTACCAAGCGACACGACCGTAGGTGCCGACTGGAGCGGTCACGATAAGGTGCCTGACTTCGCAACAGTATGCGAACCAATCCGTGCAGACATGCATGCACGCTACATTCAACCCTACATCAAGAAGGCAGCTTAATATGGTTCACGACCTGTGGATACAACGCGATTGTAATCGCGGGCCGTGGCCGGTTATGCTAGACACTCACGAAGCAGCGAGTGACGGTGGGCATGTTCACATCGAGCGACAGTTCGTTGGCATGTACCACAGTCTAGACGCGGTGTCCGGCATCTATCTGCGTAGCTTGCGCAGCCGGGCACGTGTCAAAATAGAATCCCTAATAGCAATGGAGCAATACCAATGACCTACGACATTAATGCACTGATCGCACAAGCCGCCAAAGAATCCCTCGACATGAACGAGAAGTCCACTGGCGGTGGCGGTTCTACTCCCCCAGTAGCGGGCACCTGCTTGGCTACACTGATCGGCGTAGTCGAGCTGGGCCGCCGCGTGAAGAAGGGCCACAAGGGTGCGCCGGACAAGAAGGTACGCAAGGCTCGCCTGACCTTTGAGCTGGCTGGCGGCACTAACCCGCACACGCAGAACGAAGACAAGACTGCGACCTTCGCCAAGCGAGTCAACGTCAACGTCTGGTTGCCCGAGCCGGGCCGTCAGCCGCATGCGAAGTCGGCTGTGTTCAAGCTGATGTCCAAGCTGAACTATGCCAAGGACGATGCGATTCGCATCTTGGCGCAGTGCATCGGCAAGCACTACAAGGTAGTGGTGTCGGTCGAGGAGTTCACCAACGAGGCAGGCGAGCTGATCAAGTACGGCAGCTTGGGCGGTGCCGAGGAAGGCTTCCGCATCTCCCCGCCACAGAACGATGTGGTTGGTGAAGACGGTATGCCGACTGGTCAAGTACGCCTGATCAATGCGCCGGAAGTAATCGGTGAGACCCGTGTGTTCCTGTGGGACTACGCTAACAAGGCCATGTGGGATGCGCTGTTCATTGAAGGCGAGTACGAGGCTGTCGAGGCAGCGGACGGCAAGCCAGCCAAGCCAGCCAAGTCGAAGAACATCATTCAGGAGGAGCTGATGCAGGCTCTGGATTGGGTGGGTTCCCCGATGCAGCAGATCCTCGCAGCTGGCGGTGAGCTGGCTACTGAGGAACTGGAGCAGGTGCGTGAGACTGGTGCAGCTGACTCGGCCCTCGACGGTCTGGTCTAATGGATCTTGGGGCAGCGATTGCTGCGGCTGCGGCTGGCTCTGCCCCGTTCATCATCAAGAATCGTCCGTTCCTGCCAGATCGGACGGTCCTTATCGACGGTGACTATCTCGTCTACACCACTGCGGGAAACGACGAGACACCGATTGGTGATGCACGGCGCAGGCTGATGCAGAAGATCAGTGACTTCAAAGACATGTCCGGCTGCGAGCATGCGGTGCTACACCTCACCGCTACTGGTGGGCACAAGGGCTACCGCTACTTGATAGCCAAGGAGGCACCGTACCAAGGCCAGCGAGAAGGTTCACGCAGACCCAAAAACTGGGCGCTGTTGCGAGACTTCGTTGAGTCGTACAAAGGCCCTGCCTTCAAGCAAAAGATTTGGGGCAGCCGCGAGGCAGATGACGGTATCAACTATCACCTGCTGGTGCTGCTGGCTATGGGCCGTGAGGCCACGGTGGCTATGAAGGACAAGGACAGCCAGATGTTCACGGGCTGCACTCACTTGGACTGGAACACCTACGAGCTGACGCAGGTTCCGCTGCACACCTACGAGATGGAGAACAGCGTGGGCCTGATCTATGGGCACAAGTGGTTCTGGCTCCAGATGCTGATGGGCGACGACGCGGATAAAATACCCGGCGTCAAGCTGATACGTAGCGGTGTGTCCGGTAAGCTGATCAAGTGCGGGCCGGGCCGGGCCAAGGATGTACTCTGCATGTCCACGGACAATGTTGATGCGCAGATGACCGTGGTCAAGTGCTACATCCAAAGCTATCAAGAGCGCTGGGCCGATGTGTTCGTTGAGCAGGCAGCACTGCTGTGGATGCGTGAAGACAAGGACGGTACTGTTCTAGACTTTATGAAGATCATGCAGCCAGATGGCTTTGGTTACTCAGAGATACGTGAAGCGGCACTGCGGCTCGATGCCCGTGTACGCAAGGAGGTAGAAGATGCAGCGGCTTACGGCTAGCGGTATCGCACCATATCGCCAGCAGTTGCTGGCAAACAAACAAGGAGGCCGCTGTGCTCTCTGTAATCGCCGGCCTGCTGTCCCTTGCCTCGATCATTGTCATAGCACTGGCGTTGTTCGAGGGGTTCTGTGTCGGGGTTGTAATGCCCTGCTGGGCAAGATCGAGAACAACGCTCCGCGTAATGGTTTGCGCGGCTCGGACCTACACACGTACCTGATGAAAATCCCAGCTTACCTGATTGCTGGTGAGCGCGGTGGGTGCGGTATCTTACACAACACTTGGAAGACTGAGGACGAGAAGCGCCTAGCGCGTAACGCCAAAGCAGTCAAGACAAGAGCAGCAAAGAAGGTGACTAAGTAATGCGCGGACATTTGAAGAACCTGTTCACACTGGGCCAGCACCAAGACATCCTGTCACGGTCCAGCTGTAACGTGAAGGTAGCGCAGGAATACACGGAACGCGCTCCTCGCGGTATCACTATCAGTCGGCAGCTCGTCAAGTACTGGCGCACGCTGTACGCCGAAGACTCGTCGCCGGGCAAGGCTAACGCAGCTCTGAAAGGTGAGCGTAAGCTGCAATCACCGGAGCCACTGGGCAAGGGCGGTAAGTTCCGCTTCAACAACATCTACCGCGCCATCGTGGTAATGCCCGACTTGCATGCACCGTACCATCACAAGCATGCGCTGGCATTTATGCGAATGGTCAAGGAGCGATTCAAGCCTGACTTGGTAATCAACCTCGGTGACGAGGCTGACAAGCATGCTATGTCCTTTCACGACAGCGACCCTAACCTGCACTCAGCAGGCGACGAGCTGGAAGCCACTAAGCCGGTGCTAGCTGAGCTGCACAGTATCTTTCCACGGATGCTGCTGTGCGACAGTAACCACGGTTCGATGCACTTCCGCAAGGCCAAGGCGCACGGTATGCCGGTACAGTATCTGCGGACCTACCGCGAGATTTTGCTGCCGGGCATCAAGTCTAATGGCTGGCAGTGGGCAGAGAGCTGGCGAGTACGCACACCGATGGGCGACGTGCTGTTCAAGCACCAGCCGTCCGGGCCTATCCTGACGGACGCCAGCCACAACCAGTGCAATCTGGTAGTGGGCCACCATCACGGTAAGTTCTCTATCGAGTACGGCGCATCATCGGCTCGCCTCTATTGGGGCGGGTTCTTCGGTTGCCTGATCGACAAAGACAGCCTCGCGTTCGCTTACGGCAAGCACACCATGTACAAGCCGATCCTCGGCTGCGGTGTAATCATCAACGGCGTACCGACTCTGATCCCAATGCTGCTGGATAGCAACGGTGACTGGGTGGGCCACTTGGGAGACAAGTAATGCCTAAAGGTATCTGTTTCAACAGCGGGTGCGGCTCTATCCTCGATAACGTAGGCCCAATCACTACACGCTGCCCGAGCTGCGGCAGGACCAACGTGTCTGAGAATGCGGTAAGGCGGTGGGATGCGGCGATGCACCCCACTCCAGACCCAAAAATGGCCGCCATTCCCGAGCAGTCACCAGTCAGCAAACCCACGGCTGACGCAAGCAAGGAGGGCCGCAAGATCGGCAAGGTTCGGATGGACCTTGTGATGCAAGACATGCCGCGAGCCATTGAAGGGCTGGCCCGTGTGATGACTTGGGCTCTTGAGGAGAAGGGCTACAAGGAGTCTGACTGGCTCACAGTGCCGGACGGCATTGGTAAGTACCATGGCGGGCTGCACCGACATGACAACAAGGAAATGCGCGGCCAGACCTTCGACGACGAGTCGAATCTGCACCACGCTTACCACACTGCTTGGAACGCCATGGCGCGTCTTGAGCTTATCCTACGTGACGAGGAAGAACGTAATGCTGCGATCCCGATTTAAGCAACTGAGCAACGACATTCAGGCCGCACAAGACACCGGCAACCTTGCCGACCTTGAGCAGCTGGACTGCCACATTGCTGATGCACTGGCAAGCGGCGACATCAACTTGCCGGAGGCTGGTGAGCTGACGGCTGACTGCGAGATTGCTATCTCTGCGGTAGAGCGAGGCAACTACTGATGCTGACTCTCCGCGCTGGCTGGGAGTTGAACGATTGGGGGCACCGGGTATTCGTTACCCGCGTGCTGTTCGACGGTCGGCAAAGTGACGCGCCGATTGTTACTGTAGAGACCCGCGAGGATCTGAACGGTGGCAATGTGTCGGACGACAACATCGTTGCAGAACATCTTCGCGCCATTGCTCGTCAAATCCAACTCAAAGGTCAAGAGGGCTAAGCTATGCTGCCGTCACGCAAGACACTGGTACACAAAGCGGTTGAGCCGCGCAATCTATCAGCTAAGGTGCTGGCGGCAGTAGAGGCCCGCACCGATGACTACTACGAGGTAAAGTATGATGGTTGTCACGTCATCATTGTTAAGGAATGCGGTGTTGTACGGGCGTACTCTCGGCAAGGCGAAGTTGTCTTGGCTGCGATGGATCATGTTATCCGCGACCTTGAACGCATCCCGCACGACAACTTCGTGCTCTTTGCCGAAGCTTGGCACCCCGCGCTTCCTCACTCTGTCATCAATGGCACGTTCCGTCGGTCATACGTGGCTGAGGGAGCGGAGCTACTGGAAGCAGTCATCTTCGATTACGTGCCGCTTGCGGACTTCCACGAAGGCAAGTGTCCGGTTCGATTCAAGACGCGGCGAGATGCAGCAATTGGCATTGTTTACGCCGCGCAAGGGCTGTACGCATCTTTCGAGGAGAGTCCTCTGCGCACATCGTATGCGGCCGAAAGCACAGATAGTTGTGCGTTGTTTGTAGATGCATGCCGTAGCTACGGCGGTGTGGAGTTTGCCATTGACGGCTACATGCGCAAGTCGCGTGATGGTCTGTGGATTGCCGGTGCAGGCAAGGGCGGCGAGTCGGTTAAGATCAAGGATCACATGTCCATCGACGTGAAGATCCTCGCGGTGCAGGAGGGCAAGGGCAAGTTCACTGGCATGGTTGGTGCGCTGACTGTGCTGTGGGGCTTGAAGGAGCTGACCGTAGGCGGTGGCTGCCTGACCGATGTAGAGCGTAAGTTCTATTGGGACTTCCCGGAGAAAGCCGTAGGCCGTATCTGCGAGGTTCACGGGCTGGCAGAGTCCACCAACGGCCTGATACGGGAGCCGCGATTCCGCCGCTTCCGCGATGACAAGACAGAGGGCGAGTGATGCACATTACTACTGATGACAATGACGGCAACGAAGTAGAGTGGACGTGGGGCACACCTCCACCAGCGGACGAGGACTGAGTATGCAACAGGCTGCACTAGAACAGGACATGCTAGACGGCGGGCGCCGCAAGGTGCTTGCTTCATTCAAACGGAATGAGGAGGCAGGATCGGCACACAACAACCCGTATGCTGCCGCCGTGTATCGCCGGTTCGTGCAGCCGCTTGCTGACTCAATTGAGGCATACGCCAACGAGGTCAAGCGCGGTGTGGCGAGTGTGTCTAAGGCATACTTGCGACCGCATGACCCAATGGCGGTGGCGTTCATCACGGTGCGAACACTGATGGACTCTACCCTCATGGCGATGGAGCATGCGCCGACACATGCGGCACACCAGATCGGCCAGTCGATCTACGGCGAAACCCTACTGGCAAAATTTGAGTCCGTCGAACCGGCTCTGTACTACACGCTGGTGAATGACTTTGAACGCAGGCTCACTAAGAGCGAGCGTCACCGTATCACAGTGTTCAAGTTGCAGGCCGAGAAGAACGGCATTGACCTACCTGTGTGGTCGCACGCTGACAAGGTGGCATTAGGCACCACACTGGTTTACCTTGCACGGGATGTCGGTTTGATCGACATCACCGAGGTGCGCAAGGGCAAGAAGACGACAAGGCAGTATCAGCTAACGGCGGAAGTCGGCGGCATGCTAGACCACATCAAGGGATTCGTTGCAGGGATTAGCCCGCTGGTTATGCCATGCGTTGTCCCGCCGGTCCCATGGTCTGACGCGAATACCGGCGGCTACCACACAGAGGGTATGCGCCGTGTGGCCCCCTGCTGCATCCGTGGGCGGTCGGCGGTCGATGACCTGACCGATGTACCCGAGATTCCGCTGCGCGCCCTGAACGTGCTACAGAGCCGCCCGTGGCGTATCAACACGGCGGTGCTCGACGCGGTGAAGGCCGTGGGCCAGCGGTTCGATGTGGGTGAGGTGCTGGCACAGGCTGAACTGCCGAAGCCCGCAAGCCCCGCGTGGCTGCTGGACGACACCAAGAAGGAGAACATGACACCGACCCAACTGGCGGAGTTCTCCCAATGGAAGATGGAAATGCGCGAGTGGTACACCGAGAGCAAGAGCCGGGGTGTGCAGTGGGGCCGGTACTACGAGGCCCTGCGTATCGCGGAGCAGTTCAAAGGCGGGCCACTGTGGTTCGTGTACCAGTATGACTACCGAGGGCGGGCGTATGCGAACACACGGGGCGTTAGCCCGCAAGGTTCAGACCTCCAGAAAGCGCTGCTTATGGCTGATGCAGGAATCCCAATCGACAACGAGCGAGCCAAGTTCTGGTTCTACACAGCCGGAGCTAACAGGTTCGGCTTTGATAAGGCAACTCTACAGGAGCGGTACGAATGGACAGTAGAACGAGAGCAGATGCTTATCGCGATTGGGACCGAGCCATTGCAGCACAGGCAGTGGACGGAGGCGGACAACCCGTTTCAGTTCCTAGCGTGGTGTTTCGAGTTCGCCCAGTACGTGAAGGCGCCGGAGAGCTTTGTTTCACGGCTGGCACTGGGACAGGACGGGAGCTGCAACGGGCTACAGCACTTCTCAGCGATGCTGCGCGACAGTGTGGGTGGACGAGCGACGAATTTGGTGCCTTCCAGCACACAGCAAGACATCTACAGGCTGGTAGCCGAGGAGACTACCGCACTCTTAGCGTCCAACACCTCACTGAATTGCGTTTTTACCGCGAAGTGGCGGAACCATGTTCTGAGCCGCGACCTAGTAAAACGCAGCGTTATGACTTTACCGTATGGTTCGACACGCTTTTCGTGTGCTGACTTTATATTCTCCGAGTACGTGAGCAAGCACAAGGCGCCTGAGTTTGACCAGACGGACTACAAGGCCGCCTCAAGGGCGCTGAGCGTGTATGTGTGGGATGCAATCGGTAACGTGGTCGTCAAGGCGAGAGAGGCCATGGAGTGGCTGCAAGCGGCATCCGACGAGCTGATCGAGGCCGGGGTGGTGGAAATCAGCTGGCGGTCGCCGTCCGGGTTTATGACCCGGCAGACATACGACAAGGCCGAGTTCATCAAGGTCGAGACCCGGCTGGCGGGCGGCGTCCGCATACGGCCCACAATCGTCATACCGGGCGATGCGCCGTGCAAGCGGTCCCACCGTAACGGTATCGCTCCCAACTTCGTTCACAGCCACGACGCGGCCCACATGCACCTCCTGATCTGCGCGGCGGATGACGCTGGGCTGGGCCACTTGGCATTCATCCATGATGATTATGGAACGACAGCCGATGGCACGGAAACGCTCCACAAGCTCATCAGAGCGACGTTCGTCGAGATGTACACCCGGTGCCAACCCCTTGAGGAGTTCGCAGCCAGAACAAGCGTCACAGCCCCTCTCCCGGAGTTAGGTGACTTAGACATCAACGTGGTAAATGATTCCACGTACTTCTTTGCCTAATTGGGCACCTTATCTATAGAAACCATTTAATGAGGTCTGTATGAAACGTTACTTTCTTAATCTGTATCTGGCACTAATGAATAAGACTATGAAGTATGAGGTGGTAAATCATACTGTGAAAGTAGAGGTATTGAGTAACTCTGCTTACACACGACTCCAGCGGAAACTGGAGCAGCCGATCCTGTCGGGCTCAGATACTTCTCATAACGCTGCATACAAGTTGGGCATCCAGCGCTCGTTGAGTGTGGTGCGTGACGAGTTCGCGGTATTGGATTAATTGGGCACCTTATCTAGAGGAACCGTTTTATGTGGGCTGCAAGCTGGGTAAATGGTGAGTTCGTTCCCTGTATTTTCACGGAGCGAGCACAACGCTCTCTGGTCCTGCTGGAGCTGTTCAAGCTCCATGAGGGCTACAAGGCCACCGGATGGAAGCTGGTCGAGCCGCAGGAGGCACTGGAGGCCCTGATACCGTGCAATCTGTTCGTGTTTGTGGGTAGCATTCCGATGTGTATCTCTGCGAACAAGCCATGGTTCAGCGCTGAGCTGGTGCTGGCCGAAGAATTCGTCGGCGGTGGAATCGACACGGACACAGCAGCAGACATCCTGCGAGCTGCCTGCGAGATGCAGGGCGCAAACCGATTCGTCGTCGGCACACGAGCAGCCGCGAACATGCGGCATGCCGGACTGGCTAAGCTGTATCAGAAGTCGGGCCTGTCCGTATCAACGATTGAGCTGATGGGAGTAGTACATGGGAAGCAAGTCGATCCAAAAATTGGTCAGTAAATTTGACCTCGGCCACCAGCTGGGCAAGAAAATGGGCCTACCCGATCCGTCCGGCGACCTGCTGTATGGTAGTGAGAAGGCTCTGAGCCCCGCTGAGCAGGCTGCCAAGCAAGGCCGTGAGATGGCTAAGCAACAGGCGCAACAGGCCGAGCAGCAAATGCAGATGCAGATCAACGCGGCTAACCAAGCGGCGCTGCAATCGGCGCAGCAAATCCAAACGTCACAGGACCGCGAGGTAGTGACGGCGCAGGTGGCTGAAGCCGGTAAGCTGCAAACCGCTGCACCAACGGTTGAGCTGGCGGCTGACATCCAGCCTACACAGACAACCCGCAAGAAGTTCCGTGGGCAAGTCGGCGTAGCAGCTGGTGGCCCGAGCGTCCGGGTATGATGGGCGAACGCCCTGACTTGGGCCGAGAAACTTGGGAGGCAATGACCGCTGACCGGGGTACGATGCTAGCGCGTAAAGAGCGCTTGGCGGAAGTCACTATCCCCAGCACATTGCCGGACAAGGACTACAAGGTAACGAACGAGGCGCTGACTAACGGTAACAGTTCGTTGGGCGCACAAGGTGCCACTAACATCGTGAACAAGCTGATGCTAGCGATGTTCGCACCGGGTATCACCTTTATGAAGCTGGACATGGACCGCGCCGCTAAGGCCAAGTTCATGTCTACGTTGGGGCTGACTGATGATAGTCCGCTTACTGACGTGCTGGCCGAAGGTGAGAGAGAGTGTTTGCGTGTGCTTGAGCAATCAGGCAGTCGCCCAGCGCTCTACGAGGGCCTAGCCGCCTTGGTAGTAGTGGGCGATGTGCTCATGGACTTGAGCGACACCGACAGTATCTCCTTTATCAGCCTGCGAGATTACGCTGTAGAGCGCAATCGAAAGGGCACTGTACTGCGTATCTGCTTTCGAGAGAAGACGCGGGTTGACGATCTTGAGGCAAAGGCGCAAGAGGAATACCTTCGGGCTGTCCCTACCGCTAAGCCTCGGGATAAGGTCACGGTCTATACGACTGTCAGGCTCGTTAAAGGGATGTACCGCTCCACTGTGTGTGTCGATGACGTTTGTCTGAGCGCCGCGCACAGTGGTAAGTGGAAGCCGGAGAACCTGCCGTGGCGTGCGCTGACTTGGCGCCTGCCTATCGGTCAGGATTACGGCGTATCGCTGGTAGAGGACTACGCTAACGACTTCGGTATCCATGATGAAGTGTCCGGCGCGATGGCTGACGGTGCTGTACTGGCCGCGCAGTTCCGCTGGGCGTGTAAACCGGGTGGCATTACTGACCCGGCTGTAGTGCAGGGTGGCCGCAATGGCTCTGTAGTGCCTGCTGATCCAGATGACCTCAAGCTGATCTTCGCCAACATCGGCGCACAGCTCGGTACTATCCAGCAAATCGAGAACGTCTACGCCCAACGTATTGGCCGGGGCTTCCTGATGACATCTGCGGTAGTGCGCCAGAGTGAGCGAACGACTGCCGAGGAGGTGCGGATTGTCGCACTGGAGCTGGAGGGCTCGCTGGGTGGTGTGTACTCCCGTCAAGCAATCGACATGCAGGGGCCTATCAGCCGCTGGATGCTGCGCAAGGCGGACATCAAAGTACAGGGCACCAAGATTCAGCCGATGATCATCACTGGTCTGGATGCGCTGAGCCGTAGTGCTGAGCTGGAACGACTGATGGGCTTCCTCACTGACGTGACACAGCTGTCCAGTATCCCACCAGAAACCCGCCGTATGCTGAATGAAGAACCGATTATCTCCGACATGGCCGCTGGCCGAGGCGTGAATCGTACCAAGTACGTCGCCACCGTTGACGAGATTAACCGGCGCAATCAGGAAGCAGCAGCCTCACAGGCTAACGCGGCAGCAGTACAAACAGGCGTCGAAGCAGGCGCACAAGCACAAGTTAACCAACAAGGGGCACCACAATGATTAAGCGTTTCGGTATTAGCGGCATGGGTCTGTTCGGCATGCTGGCACTGGCAGCGGTCTGCGATGAAATGCAGAGCGACGGCGGCGAGGGCGCGGCGGCATCCACCGTTGAGGCCGCACCAGCGGCAGCAGCGGCACCGGCCAAACCCGCAACCGTGGCTGTAGAGGCCCCAGCGGCCAAGCCTGAGCCCGCGCCGTCCAAGGATGACCCACTGGCTAAGGCGGGCTTTGCGCCTGCTGAGGGCGATCCGGGGCTTACCTATGCGATGACCTTCTTGGCGAACAACGGCTTTACCGCCGATCACCCTGCCGTTGACGCAGCGTTTGCCGGTGACTTCTCGTTGCTCAAGGCCGAGCTTGCTACCAAGGCCCTTCCGGGCTGGGAGCAGGCGCTGGGGCTCGCTGAGCAGTCGTATGGCCGTCACGTAGAGCAAGGCAAGGCAACCCAAGAGGCCGTGGGCAAAGTCGTCACAGACTTCGCCGCAGAGGCCGGTGTGGACTGGGAAGCGGCTGTAGCTCATGTGGGTGCCTCGGCGTCCGCTCAAGAAAAGACCGCGATCAATGGCCTGTTGGCCGACCCGGCGACGGCGCGCATTGCCGCGATGTTCATCACCAGCACTTACGCTAACGCAGATGGAGTGGAAGTAATGCCACAGGCTCAAGCAACGAATGGCAACACCACCGTGACCAACACCGCCGCTGGCCCGCTGACCCGTCAGCAGTACACCAAAGCGATGGGCGAGCTGCGCAAGCAGATCGGTGACGGCTACGTCGAGAGCCCGCAGGCACAGGCACTGTATGCTCGTTTGCAGCGCTGATCTTCGGCCCGATATTTAATTGGGCACCTTATCTATAGAAACCAATTTCCGGGCGCTCCAGCCCGGTCATACCAAGGAGCTACACAATGTCTCGTGATACTTTTAACGTAACTCGCCCGAACTCCAAACTGGGCGGCGCTGATAAGTTTGAATTGGTGCTGGAGGAATTCGCCGGTATCGTCGAGGAGTCGATGGTTACTCGTTCCGTCACCGAAGGCTGGATCGAGATGCGCACCGTCAAGGGCACCGCGACCGTCACCAAGGACGCAATCGGTGAATCGACCCTGCAAGTGCTGGTGCCCGGCGTAACGCCGAACGGCACTGAGAACCAGTTCTCCGATAACTCGGTTACTGTGAAGACCGTGGTACTGGCCCGCTCGACTCTGCCGCTGCTGGATGTGTTCCAGACTAAGTACGATGTTCGCAAGAAGATCGGTAACGAGCACGGCAAGAAAATGGCGAAGTTCAAAGACGCCTGCTTGCTGGTGCAGATGACCAAGGCCGGTCTCGCCGCTACTTCCAAGTACGGCGCACTGCCGGGCCACTTCGGCGGTACTCAGATCACTCTGAGCGCTGCTGGCGACGAGAACGATCCAGCCAAGCTGTACAAGGCGATCAACCGTCTGTGCGCTGGCATGGAAGAGAAGGACGTTATCCCACAGGAAGACGGCCACGCTCTGTTCTGCCGCCCTTCGGTTTACTACAGCCTGTTTGAAGCTGAGCAGATTGTTAACGGTGACTACATCACCTCCGAAGGCAACAGCATCAGCGGTGTACCGGTCCTGAAAGCACTGGGCGTTCCGATCATCAAGTCGAACAACATGCCGCACACCAACACCGTTACCACTCCAGACGACACCGTTACCCTGATGGGCGGCGACTACGCTGGCGACTTCTCGAAAGTCCTGATGGTACTGGCCTCTCCGGCTGCACTGTTGGCTGGTGAGACTATCAGCCTGACCACCGATGTGTTCTACGACAAGGTTTCTAAGTCGTGGTACGTCGATGCTCACATGGCGTTCGCTGCAACTACCGACCGTCACGAACACGCCGGTGTAATTCTGGCTAAGTAATACCACTTCCCCGAGGGCTTCATGCCTTCGGGGATTTTTTGGTCGCGGAGGCGCCTATGCTAATTACAAAGCTGACAGTCGTGAATGCCTGTCTTGCTTCGATGGGTGAGGAGCCCATCAACTCGCTGGCTGCCGAGAACGCTTTCATCAACTCGGCAAAGTTTGCCCTTGAGCAGAGCACGCTCAACGAACAGTCGATTGGCTGGTACTACAACACCGAACGTCTCCAGCTATTGCCGGACACCGAGGGCAAGTATGTAGTGCCATCTGACATCATCGACCTGAACATCAATCACTCGCCCGGCTGGCTTACTGTGCGTAAGTCGCGGCTCTACAACACGGACTGTGCCGACTACATTACTGGCACGGCGCCGTTCGCAGCGAACGTCATTCGCCTGCTGGACTTTGAGGACTTGCCGCTTATGGCGCAGCGCCTCGTCAAAGCGGCGTCTGTCATCTTCTTCCAGCAGTCCTATGATGGTGACGAGCTAAAGATCAGGGAGGCGCAGATGGAATACTCCGCAGCTTACACTGCCCTGCGCACACAGCACATCAAAGCTGTAGGGGCTAACTTCGGTACGTCCGCTATCCGTGCGGGCCACATGCTCGGAGGCGGTCTGCGCTTGCCGGTTCCACGATGAAGACCAGTGACAGCTATGACTCACTGATCAAGGGCGTGAGCCAGCAGGTGCCGCATGATCGGCTGATCGGCCAGCACTGGGAACAAGAGAACCTTATCTCTGACCCGGTACGTGGGCTGTCCCGCCGTCACGGCTCCCAGCTACAGGACCGCGTTGCACTCACACACGCCATTGGGCCAAACGAACTGCGCGATGCGTCTAACCGCGCTGAGCAGACTCTGTTCATTGACGGTACTGAGTACAGCGTAATGTTCCCCAAGACAGCAACGAACAGCCTGCTGAATCCGCTGATCGTCTGTAACAAGAACACTCGCAAGTTCATGCCCGTCGTCTATGCTGACGCGAATGCACGCACTGAGCTGACTGGCGGCATCACCTCGGTGGTGGCTGCGGGCAAGTTCGTGTTGGTCAGCTCGGCGGTAATCCCTACCACCTACAGCACCAGCAACCCGTGGAACCTATCTCGCAAGCAGTCAGTTATTTGGCTGCGCGGTGGAGCGAATAGCCGGACATTCTCCGTCACCATTGACGCGAGCACCGGCCCTGCCACGTTCTCCTACACCACCATGCCAGCGTATTACGAGGGCGTGCTGGATACGTCTGACATCGACCCGCTATTGCCCGGCCCTGAGCCGCGCCAGCCGGACCCACTGTATAGCAAAAAGGTGAACGACCGGGTTAACGCGTACAACACTGCGGTGAACCAGCACTTGGCCGCTGTGGCTAAGGACATCACCCCGGCGAACATCGCACTGAAACTGACTGAGAAAATCCTCGCAGCGGGCATCACTGTAGGCTGCATTGACTCCTACATCTTGATCGACCACGACCTGCAAAGTATCTCGGCTAGCGACGGAGGCAATGGCGACTTCATCCGCGTGGTGGCTAAGGACATCGTTGCACCGGAGGAGACTACGCCAAAGCACTATGCTGGCAAGGTAGTCCGCGTTACGCCACGGCAAGCCAACTCGCTGCCCTACTACCTCAAGGCGGTAAGCACTGACGGTGTGGGCGGGTTCGGCTCTGTTATCTGGCGGGAGACTGCTGGTATCGAAGTCAAGCCTCTGCGTGTGTTCTCCATCGGGATGTTCCACGGCGGCGCACTGGTTATGGCCTCCTCGGCCCTGACCTTGCAAGCGGCTACAGGCATACTAGTGCCGGACTTTAGCGTATCGTCTGCGGGCGATCTGGAGTCTGCACCGCTGCCCGAGTGGATGGGGCGGATCATCACGCATATGCAGATGTTCCAAGATAGGCTGATGCTGGTGGCTGGCTCGACAGTGTTCCTGTCTAAGTCCGGCGACTACTTCAACTTCTTCCGCAAGTCGATTCTGACTCTGGCGGATGACGACCCTATCGAGGTATTCGCACAGGGTACTGAGGACGACATCATTACCAGCGGTGTGCAGAACGACCGCAACGTAATCCTCTGCGGCCAGCGCTACCAGTATCTGGTGCCGGGCAAGGAGGCGATGACGCCGCGTAACCCGTATGTCGGTGTCATGTCAGCGTATGAGGGTGCAAACCTTGCACAGCATGCGGTGGCTGGTGGCCTGCTGTTCTTCTGTCAGCGCCGTGAGAAGCGCCTGACGTTGCAGCAGATGAGCCCCGGCGCAGTGGTTGACCGGCTGGAGGCATACGATGTATCCAGCCAGCTTGACGGCTACCTCACTGGCACACCAGCTCAGATCGTCGCACTGACGGCACCGGGCGTTGTGTTTGTGCGTACCGCCGAGCAGCCGAATGCGTTCTACGTCTACAGCTTCCTTGATACTGCGGACAACAGCAACCGCCTGTTCGATAGCTGGTCTCGCTGGTCATTCGATAGCTCGCTGGGTACACTGGCCGGGCTTACCTCGGATGACAGCGGCCTGTTAGCAGTGACCCTGCGAAACTCCCCAGCTGGGCCTATGATGGTGATGGATCGCTTCACTCGTGAGACTGGCGAGAGCGCATACCCATTCCTCGACAGCCTGACGCCGTATGCACTGGATGCACGGACGCCGCAGACATTCTCTGTAGCTTACGACAACACCAGTGACCGGCACTTGCTCGGTGGCACCTTGCAGGAAGCGCCAGCGCTGAACCTCAAGTGGCCTACCGACATGGCGTCTCTGTACATGGGAGCGGTCTACGACTCTTATGTCGATCTGACCTCGCCATATGTGCGTGACAAGGATGGCAAGCTTATCCTCGACGCCCGACTCACCATCACTAAGCTCACGGTCTCCATGACCAACAGTGCAGCTATGACGGCGGAGATGCGGGACGAGAAGACCAAGCTATGGCGCACCATTGAATCGTGGGTACATCGAGCGCTGGGTACTTGGCAACTCAGCGTACAGGAAGTGGCTACTGAGGCAGTCGTCTCGGTGCCAGTGATGAAGGAGAACAAACAATATCGAATGCGGCTACGGTCGCGCAACTGGCTTCCACTGACCCTCTCTGTTGTGGAGTGGGCTGGACAGAAGTTCACCAACCGGAGGTAACGTATGATTCCTCTGTTAATCATGGCGGGGATGCAGGCAGCTGGCGGACTTGAGAAAGGGCGCATTGCGAAGGATCAGGCCAAGACGGACAAGATCACGGCGAAGTCAAACACCCGTGTTCAGAACCAGAAGATTCAGGCCGACAACACACTGGCGGCGGCGCGGGGCTCCCTCGCTCGCTACCAGCAAGCGCGCAACAACAAGTACAAGCTAGAGGCCGGTGCAAACGCCGTCGAGTCGCAAACCGTTAACCTGCTGCGAGCCATCGACACCTCGGTGTCGGGTGGCTTGGAAGCACGGATCGCGGCCAGTGAGGAAGCCGGGGCGCTGATCGCAAGAGCAGGCGCTGCCGGTGTAGGCGGCAACTCGATCACGGCTATCGAGAACACCAACCGAGTGCGGCAAGAGCGAGTCCAGCAGATGCGGGATAAACAGCTCAGCACCACTCAGTATGACGTAGGGCGGAACATCGAACAGACTATCCACTCTACGATCCTTGGGCTGGATGACATTCAGTTCAACGACAACATCAACTACATGCAGGCGCAAGAGCCGTACATCAAGGAACCGAGCTGGCTACAAATCGGCGCGGAAGCAGGGATGCAGTTTGCTCAGACTTACAACAGTATGGGCGGCTTCCAAGGATTGGGCGGTAAAATCAGCGGCTGGTTCGGTAGTAGTCCTTCCGGTTCTGAGACAGGTGGCTATTCGCCGCAGGTGCTCGGTAAGTGGAACGGCCCATCAACTCAACTCAAATAGGAGGCCACATGGCCCAAACCGATCTAACAGGCGCGGGCTATTCGGTTCAGCCCGCTCAGAGCCCTCAGCAGCAAAACGTCTCGACTCAGTTGGGGCAGATGGGCATGCAGGGCGGGCAGACCAATCTGGCGCAGACGCAACAACGGGTAGAGCTAGATACGTCCACCTCTGACCTGCTGATGAAGCTGGGGTCCAAGATTCTTGAGCCGCAGATTCAGAAGGTGCAGACACAGAAGTTCTTGGAAGGGGCGCAGCGCGTAGCGCAAGGCGAAGCCCTCAAGGACATCGTGGACGAAGACCCGTGGTACACACAGATTTTCGGCCCATCCAGTTCAACGCAAGGTGCCCGAGCAGTGGCGCAGATGAAGGGCGTGGACGACTACATCACTGATGTGGCGAACGACATGCCCAACCTGCAAAAGCTGGACAGCAAAGAGTTCGGTAAGCAGATCACCGGCAAGATGCAGGACTTCCTGACTGGTGACTCAGTGGCAGACGCCGCGATCCAGCTCAAGATGGTGGAGTCCACAGGCACGCTGTTCAAGGCTCACACCAAGGCACACTACAAATACACGCAAGACACCATGCAGTCTAACGTGGTTGGCTACATGCAGTCGGGTGCCAAGAAGCTACAGAGCTTGGCCGGTAGCCTATTGGATGGCACCATGTCTAAGACTGACTTTGATCAGACCAAGGCCGACTTCGTTGGTAACTTGGTGCCACTAGAAGGTCAGAGCCCTGCATCCTACTGGGGCGCTATCGAGTCGTCTACCATTGACGCACTGGCCTCGGGCAATCACCATGCCGCAAACGCTGTATTCGAGAGCGGCATCTTTGACCATGCGCCTGCTGACACTCGCAAGAAGCTGATGGATGCACGGTGGAAGTACGAGAAGCAGACTCAGGAGACCGCAGGGTTCTACGAGTTTGGGCCGGAGATTGGCGTACTGAAAGGTAAGGCTGCGGCGGGGCTGCTGTCGGGTAATGAGCTGATGGCCGGTGTGGATAACGTCAACGCCAAGTACGCCCTCAAGTACGGCATTGATCGTCCACTGTTCCAGCGTAAAGAGATGGAGGCTATGCTGTCCGGCAATATCAAGGCCATTGCACAGCGTGGGGAGCAAGACCAGCGGGACTTGGCTCGGGAGAACCGGCAGGATCAGCGCGAGGTTGCTAAGGAGACTGTCAAGGCGAACACGGCAGTGCGTGCACAAGAGCAGTTGACCACTCTTATTCTGGCAGGTGCAGGCGACATGGCCCGCGCTGCTGGGTTCAAGCAGCCTGAGATTGACAACGCGGTGTTTACCGGGGCGACAGTCATCCAGCAGAACGGCGGCAACGTCGGTGAGTTCCTTGTGCGACAGTACAACGGTGGCAACCACGTCAACCCGCTCTACAAGAACCAGATGGAGGCCGGGCTGCGAGCGAGTAAGATGGAGGGCCACAGCGGCCAGTCGTTCACTCAAAGCTACGGGCTGTATAAGCAGATCGCTGAGCAGCCGGGCGGTAAGGGTGCCGCGCTAGCGTACCTCGGTGATGATGGTATCAAGATGATGAACTACGACCAGTTCGTTACCACTGGCAAGATGGTGCCAGAGGTTGCGTACCAGTTGGCGTTCGGTCAGCAGATCGACTCTACTCGCAAGTCCACGGACAAGGCCGTAGCCACCGCGATTGACAAGGTGGTAGACAAGGCCGAGCCCGGTACATGGGGCAAGATGCTGGGCACCATGGCGCTAACCGAGCAGTCCAAGAGCGTGCTTACCACTGCGGTTCGCAGCACTTATGACAAGCTGGTCAGCAACACGGGCATGGATGACGTGAACGCTATGCAGACTGCACTCAACGTGGCTAAGGCCGGGTTGGATGTGGTAGGCCCATACGTGATTCCGAAGGCTCCAGAAGATCGGTCTATGGCCGTGATGCTCGGCACCGACGAGAAGACAGCGGGCAAGGTGTTTACTGACTACCTGAACACCGAGGCGCGCAAGCTGGGTATCACCGAGAACCTGCAAGGCACATTCTCCGACAACGGCGGTGCGAACTTCGCAAAGGACTTGGTAACAGCAGGCTCTGCGGTAGCCATCAAGCGGTCGGTTGCACGCTCGTGGGATCGCACCTTTGGTACTGAGCCTAGCGTGTTCATCCAACGGCTGCCGGATAAGGAAGATCAAGGCATCTATGCAGTAACAATCACCGGCAAGGACGGCCAGATGCACAGCATTCCAGTGCTGTCGAAGGACGTGCGAGCGTTCTACGAGAAAGGCAAGGACTTCAAGTAAGCTGGGTATAGGGCATCTGCGGGTGCCCTATGCCGAGACTACACTCAACGAGAGGAATAACAGATGGACAACATGGATACACGCCCGGCTGATATTCGGGCACAGGTAGAGCAGCAAAAGACGGATCGCCAAGTAGGCCGCATCCTCGATAAGCCTGCGCCAACTCCAACCGAGAAGGTAGCAGTCAACAACGCAGTAACCGCGACCATGTTTGCCGCGCAGCTCACTGGCGCCCCTGAGCGGGATGCGGCAGCTGCCGGTGTGGCAGTGCGTGCGGCAGGTATCGCAGCACCAGAGGAGAGCGTGAACGCGCTCACAGCCGCCTTGCCGGGTAACTCCCAGCTGGTAGATGTGGCCGCTGGCTTGAACAAGTCGCTGAGCCAGTTGGACGAGAAAGCCGCGAAGGCGCAGGTGACAGGGTTTGGCGATCAGTTGGCCGCAGGGTTCTCTGAGATGACCGCCATCCCGGCCCTGCTGCGCCGTCTGGAGCGCCCTACCGTCACGGCTGACCCTACCTTCGACTACATGTCGATCAGGGACAAGGCCGAGGCTAACCGCCCCGAGGAGGACCGTAAGTGGCTGCGCGAGAGCGAGTCAGAAGCGGACCTGAACCAGCGCATTCTGGAGCTGAAAGCCAAGGACGAACGACTGGCTACCCTCGGCGCACACGGCACCACAATGGCCGTGGCTGCTGGCCTTACTGGTGGCTTCGTTGACCCGGTTGGCTGGGTTGCTACACTGGGCGTAGGTAAGGTTGCGCAGATGGCCGGTATCGGCGCCCGTGTGGCTATGCTGGAGGGCCAGCTGGGCAAGTCTGTGGCGTATGGCGCACTTGAGGGTGCTGCCGGTAACGTGCTGACTGAGGCCGCACTGGACGCCGCTGGCGGGCACGTGACCTTCTCCGACTACGTTACTGCCGCTGGCATGGGCACTGTGTTCGGCCAGATGCACTTGCTGTCGGGTCGCCCGAAGACTGAGCAGGCCGCACCGGATAGTCCGGCACCGCGACGCACCGACATGGAGACGGGCGCAGACTACACACTTAAAGACGGTACACCGGTAGTTGCCACGCGTACGCAGAACGAGTACGGTGAGATTGACATTACACTGCATACGCCAGACGGTGTGAAAGTAGGTGAAGTCAATGGATCGGCGGCCGAACACGGGGTTAACTTCCCACAGCCGCATGTAGAGGAGGGCTACCGCCGTCGAGGTGCGAACACCCTGATGTACGACCTGCTGGACGAGACTGGCGGGTATACAGGTACTCGGGACAACACCGCCTCGGCACGCACTAGCGATGGCATTGCTTTCTGGAACACGTATGAGAAGGGGCAGTCCAAAGCGTGGCGGGACGGCACCCCTGTGGGGCCGCGTACTCCAAAGGAGGCTGCGGAGGACATCAACGCCAAGGCAGCACAGCAGAACATGGATCTGTACACACAGGCGCAAGCCCGTGCAGGTGCTGACGCTACGCCGGAAGACATCCGGGTAGAGGCAGACAACATCATGCGTGAGCAAGCTGACTCAGTCAACCGGATCGCGTTCTCCGAGGTTCCCGAGCAGGACCGCATGATGCCGCTGTTCGATCTGGAGGTCCGTGAGGACGGCACTGTACCTTCGCTGGACGAGGTGATGCAGACGCCCGAGGTGCGTACCAAGGTGAGCGACCGCTGGGGCATCAACATGCACACGGTAGAGGACGGCACAGAGCGCAAGATGATGGCAGAGACGGCAGCACGTGCCGAGGGCTGGGATCGAGCGAACCCGGTTGACCCGGAACGCATCAACTCCATCCTTGCACGGACCCCATGGCTGGCATCTAGCGGCCTGCTGCTGGCTAAGAGCGAGAACCCGGTAGCGCGTATGATCGCAGGCGTACTGCTTGAATCGTCTACTGGTGCAACAGGACGCCGCCGTACAGCGGCAATCACTAAGACAATGCGGGAGCGTGTGTACCTTGAAGACTTGGTTGGCTATGAAGAATCTTACAAGCAATGGCGAAAGCAAAATGGTGGTTCGGGCTACCGTGATGTTATTGGCAGTGACCACCGTTCTCGTTTCGATAGACTGGTTGCGGCTGACCGCGAAAATCGACGACTTGGCGTTGCAGGCTCTAATGATGTCAGTGTTCGTAGAGCTGGTGACCATCTCGATTCTGGCTACGACCGCATGCGTCGTGATCAACAGACCGTGGGAACCATTGGCGCGGCGCGCTTGGGTGATACTTCTGTTGGGTATGCACACCGTTCTCTTTCTGCATCATGGGTGATGAATGCTAAGCCCCAAGAAATTGAAGCGCTTAGCAGGAAGCTCGCGGAGCAGCTGTCAGTTGGATGGGATGACGTGCAGTTCGCTCGCCAGATTGCAACTCGCTACGTGGAAAGAGCCCGTAGCTCGGCCTTCGGTAGTGCTGCTGTACCAGCCAACCTTGCATCGCCAGAAGCTGCTAGTGTCCTCCGGGATGTCCTGCGCAGTCTGTCTGTCGGAGAGCAGGAAATTGAGCGCGCAATGGGCCGCTTTAGTCGCGGTGGGGCTAGTCACACAAAGAAACGTCTCGACCTCGATCTATCAGAGAACGTCGAGCTACCAGATGGCTCTAGCTTCCCAATGATGAACGCCTTTGAGACTGACCAAGCCAGCATGTACATGCAGTATGCTCGCCGGGTATCCGGTGACGTGGCACTGACTCAGTACGGCGTGATGGGCGATCAGGGTATGAAGGTGTTGCGCAAGACTATGGAGTTCGGGCCTAACGGCAAGAAAGCCACAGCCGACGAGATGCGCGCCTTTGACCAGATCGCAGCCGAGTTCTATGGCCGTCCACTGGATGGTACGGGTAACAAGTACCTCGGCAACCTGCGTATGCTGACCGCCGCTAGCCGCCTAGGTGGTATGGCGTTCACTCAGTTCGCAGAGATTGCTAACAGCGTGTCCCTGCTCGGTGTCAACGGTGCATTGAAGCAGGTAGCTGCATTGCCTCGCCTCATTGCTGACGTGCATGCTGGGCGCCCTAGCGAACTGCTCAAGTCTATCGAGCAGATCGGCGGGCCGCTGGGCCAAGACAGCCGGGTAGTGTTCCCGTTCCAAGAGCCGGGCGACGTCAAGGTCTATGGCCGTGATTCGCTCAATGCCTTCGACCGTATGGTACGGGCTGGCTCTAACGCGCTGCCATGGCTGTCCGGCTGGCACCACATGCACGCTGCACAGGTGCGTGGGATCAGCGAGCAGATCGTACACAAGGCGTTCCGCTACATCAACCAAGGTGAGGAGAGCAGCGCACTGGTATCCATGGGCATTGGCCCGGACTTGGTTAGCCGCTTGCGTGCTGACATGCCAAACATCGCTACATTCAACCCTGATGGCACGCTGGCCTCGCTGAACCTGACGAAAGCCACCGACCACGGCGCAGCAGCTGAGCTGGTGCAGGCGATTCACCGTGGCGGCAAGCAGATCGTACAGGGCACCTACATCGGAGAGACTGGCCGATGGGCGCACAGCGATCTGATGCGTATGCTGGTACAGTTCCGCTCATTCTCCATCGTTGCTATGGAAAAGCAGTGGACTCGCCAGCGTGTGGACGAAGGCACCGCTAAGGCATTCGGCATCCTCATGGGCCAGATGGCATTCGCTCTGCCAATCCACCTCAGCCGTGTAGCAATCAACGGCGCAACCCGCGAAGACAAGGAGCAATACTTCGAGACTCAGCTGCAACCGGCTATGCTGGCCCGCGCTGTGCTGAACTACACGTCAATCTCCGGCCTGTCCGGCGACGTGTTGGATGCAGGCTTCGCTGTTATGGGCGGCGAGGCTAGTGGCGTGCGTTCCGGTAGCAGCTCTGCGTTGGGTAACATCCCGGCACTTGGCTACATCGAGTCCGGCGCCAAGGTCATCAAGGAGAAGGACGCACGGGAAGCTATCCGTATGCTGCCCGGTGGCAATCTGCCCTTCATCACACCGGTGCTCAATCACCTTACGGATTAATTGGGCACCTTATCTATAGAAACCATTTAATGGGGCCTGTAGGCCCCTATAAGGATTACACATGGCTTACCTCGCTACTAACATCTATGACGCAGACGGCGTGCGCACCGAGTGGGACTTCTCATTCGCTGGCGTTTCCCCCGACCGCGTGTCCGGTACTACTCCATACCTCTATCCAGAGGATGTGAAGGTGCAGGAACTGTACCGTGATGCCGAGGGCAACCCGAAGATGGTACAGCGCAGCGCCACCGTTATCGCACCGACGCGCATCCGCGTGAACGGCGCGCCAATCGTGTGGGGCAATCAGGTTAAGATTTACCGTGACACCGAGGTACGCTTCCCGCTGGTTGACTACCGCGACGGTCAGAACGTCAGCGAGCTTGATCTGGACCTGTCCGCACGCCAAGCTGTGTTCATTGCACAGGAAGCCCGTGACGCCACTCAGAACATGAACGTGGACGAGACAGGTGCCTTCAATGCTGGCGGTCGCCCTATCACTAACGTGGCAGATGGCGTTGCAGACAAGGATGCAGTAACCGTTCGCCAGCTCCAGCACGCTGTTCGTGCCCCGGTTGGTGAGGGTGGCCTGCAATCGCTGCCATTCTCAGCACAGCGCGCTAACAAACTGCTGAGCTTCGACTCCGCAGGCCAGCCTGTTGTGGTTGCGGCGGCTAGCGGTTCGGCTACTGAGCTTGCCCTGAGCCTCGCGGACTTCTCCAGCGGCCTCAAGGGTGCTGGTCAGATTGGCTATGCGGCTAACCTCGGCTACCCGGCTAACACTGTGGGAGCCAAGCTGAACACCCTGACCTCCGCTGTGTCTGCCGCTACTGGCGATGGCTCGGCTAAGCAGGTGCGCAGCTACTTGGAAGCAAGCTCTGTCGGCAACCTCGGTAACTTGGCTGTCTACAACCAAGCGCTGAACTCCGGCGTAGTCCGTATCGCATTCGTCGGTGACTCGATCATCGAAGGCTTTTATGACGGCGTGTACGAGAACAGCACCGCGTCCACCATCATGCGAATCCTGCGTCAGCAGAACCCCGGCGTCAAGTTCGTCTTCGGCAACTTCTCGTTGGCTGGTCGCGCCTCGACGCACTACGGCCTCGACACCTATGTCGGCCAAGCTGTGGAGGACATCACCACTGGCTTCAAACGCCCAGCTGGCGCAGACGACACCGCACTGTGGCCGGGTGGCTCGGTAGTGGGTAAGTCTTGGATGAACACCGTCCGCGACTTTACACCAGACTTAGTGTTCCTGATGTTCGGTGCTAACGACCTGTCCGGCAACAGCGGGTACAACGTCGAGATTCTGCGCCGTATCATCGCCGCACAGAACCTGTGGGCCAAGAAGCCATCGGTTGCTGTAGCTGCTGCTGCCCTGCCTACCACTGCGATCTATCAAGAGCCAGTGCAAATCTCGGCTAACGGCGTGCGCGGCTTTGCCCGTGAGAACAACATCACCCTGATTGACACCAACCGCCTGTACCTGCAAGCGACTCGTGGTGTGGACATCGACAACCCGATCTTCCTGCGCAAGCACAACTTCACTCAGTGGAGTACCGAGTGGAGCAAGTTCCCGGCTGACGGCCTGTCCGCTACTCCCGACGCCCTTGTGGTTGTTGGCGAGGGTATGGCAATGCGTCCGGGTCTGATCTGCGAAGACATCAAGATCAGCGCCACGTTCAACCGTGCCAACATCGCCGCACAGTCGTCGGGTATCTACTACCGCTCGCTGGGCACTGGCCTGACTCAGTACACTGCCATGCTCACACCGGGCGGCGTAGTGCTCTACTGGGGCAGCACCCCAATTGCCAGCTACACCTATGCCTTTACCGGCGGTGTTGATTACGAGCTGACTGTCGTGAACCGTGGCTGCCGTCACATCGTTCTGCTCAATGGCCGCGAGGTCATCAACCAGTTCGACTACAACAACGTGCTGCGTGGCTCCATCGGCGTGTTCATGCAAGGTGGTTATGGCGTCATCAGCAATCTGCGTGTCTATCCGGGGAACTCGTTCACCGCTGGCCGCACTGAGCTGACTGCGCTGGACACCTACGGCCCGGACGACTTCAACACGAACGAGAACAGCCTCGGCGGTAACGGTATCAACCACCCGACCAAACTGGCTACCTCGATCATTTGGGCGGCGGGCTTCCGTGAGTTCCTGCGACACACCAACGATGTTGCCCGTGGCTTGCTGTCGGCTACCATCGGCGGGCGCGCTACAAGCACCTACAACTTCGCAGTTGCTGGAGCTGAGGCTACCGTCACCACGTCGATCAATGGCATTCGCGGCAACGACACTGGGCTGCTTATCTCGGGCACCAGTGCTCTCGCCACCGCCTCGGACGTGCGCTACGTTGTAGTAACCACTCCCGGCACCACTACCCGTGTGCAGGCTCTCCTGACCACTGGCGGTGTTGACACCTCGTTCTGCGAGGTTGACGTACCGCTGCCACCGGGCCGCTGGTGTGTACATGCACAAGTTCACTGTTCCAAATCCGCTGCGGGCGTAGTCCGCAACACCCTCTCCCTCACCGCTACCAAGAGCGTACCACTTAACTAAGGAGTAACACTGATGGATAAGTCCACCAACTTGCAGACTGCTATGGTAGCTCTGCAAGCGTGGGCTGTTGGGCTGTCAAGCTGGTTCATCTCCGCACTGCCAACGGTAGTGCTGGTGATGTCCGCTACATTGACCGGCTTACAGCTCTACGTTTTCATGCGTGACAAACTTACTAAAAAGGATTAAGCTATGGCTGCCTCTGAGAAGATGATGGGCCAGCTCCATGAGATGTTTGCACAGTACCTCATGGACTGTATGACCCGCAAGGGCACCGACGAGGACGGTAACTCGTATCCGATCCCGATGACTGCGGCTGAGGCTGCGGTACTGCGGGCATTCCTCAAGGACAACAACATTCAAGCAGACCCCGACGCGAGTACAGACCTCAAGGTTCTGGACAGCGCTATGCGCCGCGCAACTATGGGCGTCGTCTCCACTGAGGAGATGGACGCACTGATGCGGGACTTCGAAAACTTCACTGGCGGTAACATGCAATGAGTGACGTGGTAGTAACAGCAGCTGAGAAACAACTGCTGTTCCTCCAGAAGATGTTCCCTACGTTCGACCGCTTTCTGATAGTGATGATGACCGCTCTCGGTTACTCCACTACTCAGTTGCAGTTGGACATCGGGCGCTATCTGGAGAACGGCCCCAAGGACTTAATGATTCAGGCCCAACGGGGTCAAGCTAAGTCCACCATTACAGCTCTGTTCGCTATCTGGTACTTGATCCACCATCCGAAAGGCTCGGTGCTGATCGTGTCTGCCGGTGGCAAACAGGCTAACGAGATTAGTACTCTGATCGTCAAGACGATTATGAACGTGGACATCCTGACGTGCTTGCGGCCTAATCAGGCGCGCAATGACCGTCAGTCGGTGGAAGCATTCGACATCAACTTCGACCTGCGTGGAGTACAGAAGTCCCCGTCCGTTGCGTGTACCGGTATCACTGGTAACTTGCAAGGTAAGCGCGCAACCCTGCTTATCGCGGATGACGTGGAGTCAATGAAGAATGGTCGCACGGCCATGATGCGTGAGCTGCTGATGCAGAACTGCCGGGACTTCGCGTCTATCGTGCAGGACGCTGCGGGCCGTATCGTGTACCTCGGTACACCGCAGACCGACAGCTCGATCTACAACCAGCTGAGTGCCATGGGCTTCGCCCTGCGCATCTGGCCGGGCCGCTACCCTACCGACGAGCAGCTGGGCCACTATGGCGCATGCCTCGCCCCGTCGCTTATGGAGGCGTTGATCGAAGACCCGTCCCTACAGACGGGCGGCGGCTTGGACGGCCTACAGGGCCAGCCTACGGACGCTCAGCTCATGCCAGAGGAGTCCCTACAAGCCAAGGAGATGAAGCAAGGCCCTGCCTTCTTCCAGCTCCAGCACATGCTGTCCACCAAGCTCGCTGACGCCCTGCGTTACCCGCTCAAGCTGGTCAACATGGTGGTGATGCGACTGGGTGATTTGCTCCCGGTCTCTGTCGTCCGTGGTATGTCTCACGACTACATCAAGGACTATCAGGTAGGGTCGCTCAAGGTACAGCTCAGCGCGCCCCAGTACGTCTCTCAGGACGTTGTGAAGCCGACCTTCCGCCACATGCGGATTGACCCGGCTGGTGGTGGTAAGAACGGTGACGAAACGGCCTATGCAGTGAGCGAACAGCTCAACGGTACAGTGTACCTGCGTGCGGCTGGCGGCGTTCCCGGTGGCTTTGAGGACAAGGACTTGACCCGGCTGGCGCAGATCGTGGCCCGTTGGGCGCCTGACGTGCTGGACATTGAGAAGAACTTCGGCTTCGGTGCCTTCACCAAAGTGTTTATGCCGTATCTCGATAAGGCTGGCTGGAAGGGCGGCATCAACGAGACCTTTGAGTCCACTAACAAAGAGCTGCGTATCATCGACACCCTTGAGCCTATGCTCGGTCGCGGTTCGCTCGTTATCGACGAGACCATCGTACTCGATGACTGGGATAGCACTCAAGCTCACCCGATGGACAAGCGTCAGGGGTACTCCCTGCTGCAACAGATCGCCAAGATCACAAGGGACTCAGGTTGCCTTGTGCATGACGATAGACTCGATGCGGTCGCCGGTACATGCGGCTACTGGATCGGGCAGATGAACCAAGACTCGACTCGTAGAGAGGCCGAGGCACGGGCTGCTATCCTCGCTGAGAAGATGGCTGACCCATTCAACTACAGACGGTATGACCGCCCCGGCGCCCAATCCAGTGGCCTCGGCTCGGTAATCCGTAGACGCTAAAGGAGATACACCATGCAAGCTTCCGATCTGCTCTATCCCGGCTACACCGGTCCTAACGAACGCATTCGCCGTGACGTTGCCTTTGCTATCTCCAAACTGGAGTCGGCCAAGGGCCTCGGTGCACCAGACAAGCCAGCCTTCGCGCTGTTCTTAGCTGATGCTGCTACCAAGACTCCAGGCTATGCTGGCCCTATCC